AACCCATTTAGTCTGCCTCCTTAGTATTGAATAGAGAGGACATCTTATCATTAGCCTCTGACATTGTTGCGATAGCCTTCAATAGGCTTTCCTTGCGTGTGGCTTCTACATAAGCCTTGTATTCATCTAGTGTCATTTTATCGACCTTTCGTTGTGGTTATAGTAGGTAGTATACACGAGCACACCGACATTATCAACACGACACGCCGTGTTTCAAGAAATCTTTCTATGTGATAAATCTCACAAAATTCCAGGGGTCCTAGTAGGTACCCGTAACGACACGCCCGACCCCGTGCCTTTGCGGGCCAGCTTGACTTTGTCAAGCCGACACGCCGTGTTAGTTATGTGATTCTCGCCACATTTCTTTAGTGTCCTCGATCATCTCACGCCATACAAGGCGGAGCATAATTAGGGCGGGGATACCGATACCTAATTGGACTAGCGTAGTTAGTATGCGATTAGTAGTCATTTACGAGTACCCCATTTCTTATAAGCCTTGTAGGCTACTACCGCTAAGGCGGTAAGAATAATAGTGTGCCAAGGTAGATAGATAGCCCCTAAGAAACTATCTAATTCAAATCCGTATTCGTTAGTTATGTGTAATTCAAATCCGTTGATAGTCATTACTTAGTTTCTACCTCTCTAATGTTGTAAGTGAATCCCTTACCTAGTTTATTTAGTTCAGCGATTACCGCTAAGATTTCTTCGGGCTTGCTAGCCTTTTGATTGACGGCTAATAGTTGAGAGCCTTGCCATAGTGTGTAAGTGATAGTCATTATTAGTTCTCCCAAGTTAGTGCGAATAGTTTTGCTAGTGCCTCATCATCTGAGTCATCAAAGTCATCTAGTGGAGGTTGTTCCTCATCTACCTCATCTAAGTATGAGTAAGCATCTGCGACATCTGATTGGATAGTATCCCATTTAGAGATTGAGTTAGTTTCGTATGAGTAAGCGTATGACATTTAGTGCCTCTTTCGTTGTTGTTAGTTAGTTGTTGAGCGGTTATTTGCTAGGCTCACCTTTCGGATTATTTGCTAGGCTCACGCTCTAATTCTTATTTAGTTGTATGTCGTTATTGTAGCCGATAGGGCTGACATTTAGGGGGACTTAGACCCTTGTGTCCGTGTGATTTACCTCACACAACAAGCGCAATAGGTAGGTAGGCTAAAGAGGTGCTTTAGCAACGCCTTGCGTTCATAGGTAGTCAATTCGGGGTGGTTAGACTTCACGCCCCCGTGTTGGTATTCATAGACGATTGCGTCTAGTGTTTTTTGAGTGAGCATTTGATTGCTCCTTTCTTTAGCGGATTTCTTTACCGCTTGTTTTTCTTTATATATTTATTCTAGCAGGGGGGACTGACATTTAGACCCGTTTCTCGGGCGTGTCGCAAATAAATCTTAGAAAACCCCTGTGATATGCGCCACAATCACGCTCAATATGTGCGGTCTATCCAAAATGTCCGATTTTTTCTGTGGTGTGTATCGTACAAGATAAAAATATATTAACATTTTCTGAAATATGAAAAGATAGTTAACTAAAAATAAGTGGTAAAATTATAATATGAAAAATTATTTAACTGAAGATAAGCGTGTGTGGGAAATAGAAAAATTTCTATCAGAAGAAGAGCTATCTATGCTTGATTCCCATATAGAAAAAACAGAGTGGGTAACTCAAGAGGGTTGGTCAAACCCATTGTGGTTTAACAACACGTCCGTGTTTCCAGATCCTAGTTTTATAATAGATAAAGTTAGTGCTGCAACTGATCATGCATACAGCTGGAATAGTATCGGCATCATAATGAGAATTCCAATTGGCGGAGGATTAAATTCACATGTTGACAATTATAACGATCCCAAAAGTGGCGAAAAAAATAATTTTATGTCTGCAACTCTTTATTTAAACGATAATTATGAAGGTGGGGAACTTTATTACGAATACTTAAAGATTGACTATAAGCCTAAGCGTGGGTCTATAGTATTTCATCCAGGATTTGAAAATATTTATAAGCACGGAGTAAGAAAAGTTACTGGCGGGTCGGACAGATATGCAATGGGGCTAGTTGGGAAAAGCTTGACATAGAATTTGTAAATAGTATACTTCCAATAGGGGGGTCGGGGGGTCAGCAAATCAACAAATAATAAATATTAAATATATAAGACCTAAGACCTAAGATCAAGTGATAAATAGAATGATACAATAAAGTATGAAAAAAGTATACCTAATAGGAGATTGCCATACTACCAGAGTTTGGGAGCATTGGAATCCAGAAACTTGCCCAGTAGATTTTAAAGCTTGGGGAATGGCAGGACTTACAGCTTGGTCATTTGATCCAGAAATATACTCAGCGGAAAATAAAAAATCAGAAGGCTTGGAAAATATAAACGAATATGTCGATAAACCACAAGAATGGTGGATAAGAGATTTTAACGAATTTCAAGATCCAGACATTGTTTTAGTGTGGCTTGGGTATGTAGACATAAGACAAAGACTAGTCGAGTACAATAATGCGGTAGAAGATGCATACCAGATGTTGGATAGGATTAGAGCCTACTACAGCAATTCTATAATACAAATAATAGAACCACTTCCACAATTTACAGAGATGCTATTAAAATATGATGGAATTTCTCCAACCTTTACATATGAAGATCGACAAAATCAAAATAATATTTTTTGCGAGTCACTAAGACAATATGCTCAAGAGCACAACATGTTGACTCCTATTAGTCAGCAGTCAATTAAAGATGCGGTGGGAATCCAAGAATTCACAACAGAGTATGCTGCAGATGTAATTAACCCAGATCAGCCATGGCATAACAAAAAGAAAGATGCTCTTAAGAAAGAATATTGGGAAAAAATATATAATCTATTTATTATTAAATCTGTATTGCAGTTGACTAGAATATAGAGTATACTGTAGATATGAAATGTGACTTTTGTGAAAACCCAAAGTATGTGGAGCGTATTAACGCTAAAGGCATACTTGAGAACTTTTGCACATCTTGCATCGAAAAATTAGTAGCAAACCGAATACGCTAGTCCCTAGGGGATATAGCTTAATCTGGTTAAAGCACTTGTCTTATATACAATAGATTCTGGGTTCAAATCCCAGTATCCCTACAAGGAGATAAATGATTATAATTAAATCAATTGCTAGTCCAGCAGGATCAGGATTAAACTTTGCTCAAGATTTATTGAGATTAGCTTTCAAGGAATACAACGTTAACTTTACTGCAGTGGGACATGAAAGAAAAAACATGGAAGAAACTGAAGGTAAGCAAATTGCACTTATTAGAAATCCATACGACACTATTGCATCTGGTGCTGAAAGATGGCTAAGAGTATCTGGACATAAGGATCACCTCGGGTATGCTCAGCTATTAGAAGAGTCTGATATAGAAGGCATAAGAGATTCTATTAAAAGAGAAGAAGAAAGATATTATGATTTCTTTTATAAAATTGAAGATTTAAATAGAGTTAAAATTGTTAGCTTTGAAACTCTTACTAAAAATCAGGATTTATTTATAGATATAGTTAAAGAGTACTATGATCTTGGCTATATGAAAACCAAAAAGGTTACAGACGAAGAGGTTTTTGATAAAGTTAGAGAAAGAAAAAATTTTAACAGGATACCTCGTGAGCAAGCTAGTGGCAGAACAATAATTAATCAATTAGTTTTAGAAATGTACCCAAAAGACCAATGGGAGTGTTGGAAAATTTATTTGGACATAAAATCAAGATTAGGAGAAAAGGTAGACGTATGAAAAAAGTATGGGCATTAGTAATTCTAATTGCGACAGCAATTCTTTCTGGAGCTATGCTCTCTAAATTTTTAAATTGGGCGGGAAGTCAAGAAATCTTTGATTTTGACCTAAATGAAGATATAGACAATGAAGAACTCTCAGCTCTATAAGTCAGTCGCAATATTTGCATGTATCCTAATGGGTCTATATATAGGATATCTATATTTATCCTAGTTGACTAGAATATATGATTATTGTCTTTGTCAGATTCTGTCAGAATAGGTCTTAAAAGGGCCTAGAAGGCTAATAGAGAATTTAACCAGTGTAACTGGTACAACTTTACTCAAAGAGCCTTATTTGGCCTTGTGTCGCTTAAACTTTAATATATCAATAAATAAAGAAATTTTCTTCTCTATCTTTTTTTCTAACAAGGCTTCAACAGATTCATTCTTAAAATGATCTGTTTGAAAATATGGGCTACTCATCATCTTGCTAAAATGGTCCCTAGGCATATATACCTCCCAAATTGCTTCTTCTACCGCCGCACTTTTTCACTTTCGCACTATATGGCGTTATTTATCTTCTTTAACAAAGTTATGATTAAACTCTTTTGCAAGCTCTACGCCCTCTAGGCCAGATGCCTGCATAATTGCTATTCTCTCATCTGTAAACATTGGGTTTACCTTGAGAGGCTTAAGCCATTCAGTGATTCTTTCTTCTGATCTATCGCCAATTTGTTCGTAGTACTCTTTTGTTCCATAGTTATAAAATGTTCCTGGATTATCCTCTGCCTTTAATACAAAGTTTGAGAAAGCATATCGGACGCCTGAAGTTACTTCACGTACTCCATGTGCGTAAGGATCAAATGCACTGTGGATAACAAGATCTCCTCTTTGTGGAGTATATTCAAAGCAAGGCTCTCCTTGTGCAGGAGGAACGTTCCATCCATTTTCATCTATTCTTGGCACACCATCTGCGTGTATGCTTGGGTAGAATAATGCTCCACCTTCAAAGTTTCCAAAGTATGCAACTAGACCATAATCTAGCTCGCAGCAGGTATCATACTTATCATCTTGTGAAAGTAAGTGACATTGTCCTTTGCCAGGGCTGTCAGAGTGAATAAACATTCCGTTATCGCCAGGTCTTACATTTAAAATTGCTTGTGATGGGTGTATAACCCATTTTGGACCTATCAGCTCACTGATTAGCTCCCAAAACTCTAATAGTCTTTTTGGTCTAGGAGTTATCTTGTTAGTGTACCAACTAATCAGAGTGGATCCGTAGCTATCTTCATCTCTACCCTGTGGGCCAAGTTCTGCTTCCATATCTGCCATTAATTCTTCTGGAACAAAATTCTTAAACAAAAAAATTCCGCTCTCAGTTCCATAGGCATCTGTATATTTTGATAGTCTTATGCAATCTGGTCTGTCGTAAAAATTCATTTAGTTGCTCCTCGCTGTTGAATATAATTATAGCATGTAATTAAACACAATTTACTAATACCTATAGGTTTAGGTGTCCTTCAGAAACCATGTCTTTAAAAAGCTTATGAAGTATTATAAAGGCATACTCTCTGTTTGCCTCCACATACAAGGCAGCATCAGAATCCGACATCCCGCTTTCAGTGGCAAGTTCTAGGTTGTAGTGATTAAACCTATCCACCATAAATTTTAATAATTGAGTGTTTTCCATATCTACATTCTAGCATTTTAGAAATACAAAAGCCTAAACGGAGGCGGATCCATTTAGGCTATGTACGTGCATAAAGCACACGGGGAACATAAATGCTCAACCCGATTTAAAGTATAAAATACTTTAAATTATATGTCAATCATTTTCTGGGGGAGAATACGATGGGCTGGGCCCAAGTAAATACCCCTGTTCATGATATTCGATCATTTTGCTTACTTCTTCTTGCCCTACAGAACCTTTTGCTATAAGAGAAAGCATATCGTATATTCTGTGGAGCATAATATAATTAACCATAGGGAGATTATCTTCTAGGTCATTAGATTGTTTATTATTCAGGTCTTCCTGCATCTAACCAAAAAACCTCTCTACCCATTGCGTCGGTCACCTTCATAGGTTCTGACTCATTTTCAATCTTACAAATACACTCGCCAATACACATTATTTTCCTCCATCAACACATTTTACTATTTTATCATATGTTGCTGACCCAAGTTCTTTTTTATATTCACAGGATAAGCAGTATAGAAATATTAAGTCACTAAGATCTTGATTACAAAAAAGAATGGATTGGTCTACTGGGCATAAAAGCTTTTCAACCAATCCTTCTTCTGACATGGAGATGTAAGTTGATACGTATTGTATCCTCATCCCATCTCCTTTACTTTGTCGGAAATTTTAATAAAAATTCCTTAGCTCTTGGGGTCATACCCTTCCAAGCTGACCAATCGATACCGCCATTGGTCATATAGTACGTTATCTCTGCGTTTGTTACTGGGTCGAATAACTCTTTGTTACTCTGTAGATCAAATTTCTCAAGTCTTGTTGGACCAAGATTTCCAATCATATTTATCTGAAATAATCCGTAAGAACTATCTCCTGTATTCCTATTCCCGTTATATGCAAGCGGTCTTCCATTAGATTCACGCTTTGCTATGGACCAAGCTTTTTTAAGGCCTACTCCTTCGAACCCTACAGTCTCAAGTAATAGTTTTAACTCTTCGTCTGTAAGCATCTCAGATGGTTTGTAAATTTCTTTACTAAAGCTATCTAAGACTTCTTGCTTTAATTGGGCTTCAGTTTTCACTAAAGGTTCTACTACAGTTAAAGCGCTAGATGATGGTTGTCCAGAAAACAAAAACAGTGTTGTCACTGCTATTATTGTCCAGTCACGAACTAAATCGCTAAACTGTTGCTTTATATTCTCCATTGGCATTTCCTCCTATAGAGATAACGAACTCTAAGAATAGCATTAAATGTAAACAGCTGTCAAGTTAGTTGACTAAAACACTATCTCACATAATGATATTTTTAAAAATATTTTTAACCCCTAGACCACTAAATAAAAGTTTGATACACTAGGACTTCACTTAAAATTAGCACCGCAAGGCGGAGAAAAGGTCGTATAACAAATGTCAAAAACTATTGAAAATCCTTATGAAAACTTTATTGCTTTATCTAGATATGCAAAATGGGTAGAAGCAGAAGGTCGTAGAGAAACTTGGGGAGAAACAGTAGATAGATATTTTACATTTATGACTAATCATTTAAAGACAAACCATAATTATATTCCAAATGAAAAGCTTGTTGCGGAATTAAAAGAGTTTGTTTTTGAACGAAATGTAATGCCATCTATGAGATCGGTAATGACTTCAGGTGCTGCTTTAGAAAGAGATAATGTTGCTGGATACAACTGTGCTTTTCTTCCAGTTGATTCCCCTCGTTCATTTGATGAAACAATGTATGTACTTATGTGTGGAACTGGTGTCGGATTCTCAGTTGAATACAAGTACATCAATAAGCTTCCCGCAGTACCAGAAAAACTTGAAAAATCAGATACTGTAATTGTTGTCGAAGATTCAAAACAAGGTTGGGCTAAAGCTTACCGTGAATTACTTGCATTACTATGGACTGGACATATCCCAGCGATTGATGTTTCTAAGGTTCGTCCCGCAGGCGCAAGATTAAAAACCATGGGCGGAAGATCTTCTGGGCCACAGCCGCTTATTAACCTATTTGATTTTACAATTGCAAAGTTTAAGAACGCTGCTGGAAGAAGCTTAAAACCAATTGAATGCCACGACATTATGTGCAAGATTGGTGAAGTGGTAGTTGTTGGCGGTGTAAGACGCTCAGCAATGATTTCTTTATCTAATATTAATGATATTGAAATGGCACAAGCAAAGTCAGGCAACTGGTGGGAGGCAAGTCCACAACGTGCTTTGTCAAATAACTCTGTTGCGTACTCACGCAAACCAGAGATGGAGCAATTTATTGCAGAATGGAAATCTCTTTATGATTCAAAGTCAGGAGAACGAGGTATATACAATGTGGCCGCAGCTCAAGCCCAAGCAGCCAAGTTTGGAAGAAGAGATCCAGATATACACTATGGAACTAACCCGTGCTCAGAAATTATTTTACGTCCTTATCAGTTTTGCAACCTTTCAGAAGTCGTATTACGTGAAAATGACACAAAGAAAGATATTGAGCGTAAGGTTGAGCTTGCTACGATTCTTGGTACTTGGCAATCAACGCTAACAGACTTTAAATATCTTCGTAAAATCTGGAAAGACAATACAGAAGAAGAAAGGCTGCTTGGCGTATCGTTAACTGGACAGTTCGGGCACAAATTTATGTCTGGCAAAGAAGATCTAGTAATGCTTGAGTCATTCTTAATGACAATGCGTGAAAGAGCAAGAGAGGTTAATAAAGAAGAGGCTGGGAAAATTGGGATTCCTGAGTCTGCCGCCATTACTTGCGTAAAGCCTTCTGGAACAGTGTCTCAATTGGTCGGGGTATCTTCAGGAATGCATCCATGGCATTCACCGTATTACATTCGCACAGTTCGTGGCTCAAAAGGAGACCCTATCTCTACATTTCTAAAGGAAGTTGGAATTCCAGTAGAAGATGACGTAATGAAGCCAAACGACACTTATGTATTTTCATTTCCTGTAAAAGCACCAGAAGGTGCAATTGTTAGAAATGATTTAACAGCTATTCAGCACTTAGATATATGGCTAGTCTATCAACGTGCTTGGTGCGAGCATAAGCCATCTATTACTGTTTCTGTAAAAGAAGAAGAGTGGATGGAAGTTGGTGCTTGGGTCTACAAGAATTTTGATGAGGTTTCTGGAATTTCATTCCTACCTCACTCAGAACACACATACAAGCAGGCTCCATATCAAGAAGTCTCTAAAGAAGAATATGAGGCGCTTGCTGAAAAAATGCCTAAAAATATTCGATGGGAAGACCTATCATTTTATGAAACAGAAGATGGAACATCACCCTCTGCCACCCTTGCCTGTAGCTCAGACGGTAATTGCGAGCTTGTAGATATTTCAGCATAGTGGTAGAATTATAGTATTCGGCAACAGCCGAAAATTCCAAGGGCAAATTGCCCACAAGGAGATAATAAAATGGCTAAATTTGCAAAAGCAGATTTAAATAAAGATGGGAAAGTAACTATGCAAGAACAGATCCTAGCAGCACTGGCAAGCTACGGAAGAGCATTTCTTTCAGCAGCGCTAGCCTTATATATGACAGGCAATACAAATCCTAGAGATTTATTGCTTGGCGGAGTAGCAGCAGTAGCACCCGTAATTTTAAAGGCATTAAATCCAAATGATAAGAATTTTGGATTTGTTAACAAAGCCTAACTTATAGTCAATTAGGAAGTCCCTTATGCTAAAATTGGCATAAGGGCTTTTCTAATTTAGGGGTAAATGTGGCAGCGCAAAAAAATTTCGAAGTAGACCAAAATACGACTTTTACATTTGAAGTTCAGTATCTTGATGAAGACCAAACCCCAATTCAGTTGAATTTCCACACAGCAAAACTCCAAGTTAGAGATACCCAGGGTGGCAAAAAACTAGCATTTACATTAACAGAACAAGATGGATTAACTATAAGTCCATCTGAAGGAAAAATACAAATATCTATATCTGCAGACAGAACAAATAAAATGTTTTATCCAAAATCTGCATACGACCTAGTTATAGTTGACCCAAGCGTTAATAAGACAAGATTACTAGAAGGGTACATGACTCTCAATAGGTCGGTAACGGTATAATGGCAACACGTTTAATAGTAACCGAAAACAATCCCCTTGTAGTTGTAAGGTCTACTGGTGCGCCAGGGCGCACAATTATAAGCGGAGAAGGCAATCCAAACAATTCTCTTGGGGTCCCTGGAGATTTTTATTTTGACACAAATACAACAAGATTCTGGGGTCCAAAAGACATACAGACAAATACGTGGAATATAGCAAAAAGTTTCATTCTGGATAAGCAGATATCACTGACTCATTCTTGGGAACTAGCACAGATAGTTGGGCCAGTAAATGGAATTTACTCGTTGCCAATAACACATAACCTTGGGTTCCACCCCAATGTGACCGTTAAGTCAAGTGCTGGGGATATATTAGAAACTGGAATAGACTATAATAGTATAAACATATTAACACTGACTATGGCACAACCGTTTTCAGGGACAGCATATCTGTCATAAGGGAGAAAGAAAATGGCAAAAAAGTTTTTAGTTAGCATTGATCTCAATAAAAATGAGCTCTTAAATGCTAGAATTCAGAATTTAGGCTCAGCCCCATCTAACCCAGTAATTGGTCAAATTTACTATAACAGTGGCGACAATGTTATGTACTACTACAATGGACTAGCATCACCAAACGGTCCATGGCAATCAATGAGTGGTTCTCAAGAAGTAATTCAAGATGTAATCGGCGATTCAGTTGAAGGCGGAGTTGGCTTAACAAAAACATACGTTGATTCTACAGGAATCACAACAATAGATTTAGATAATACCGCAGTAACTGCTGGTTCATACGGTTCTACAACCAAGATTCCTACATTTACCGTAGATGCTCAAGGCCGTTTAACAACAGCAGGAGAAGCAGACTTAGCAACACAACTTGATTTAGGTGCAGACAATGCACACGGTGATTATAAACTTGACCTGCTAACAGATTCAATTAAATTTGTTGGTGGAGAAGGAATAGATACCACTTACACAACAGATGGAAGCAACCACAACATTACAATTTCAGGAGAAGATGCTTCTACTACCAATAAAGGTATTGCTTCTTTTGATGCAGCAGACTTTAATGTAAATGCAGGAGTTGTATCTGTAAAGGATATTAATTTAGATTCACAAACAACAGGCGATTATGTAGCAACAATTGTTGGAACAGCAAATGAAGTTACAGTTTCACCAAATAGTGGACATAATGCTGCAGTAACAATCGGCTTGCCAGACAATGTAGAAATTACTGGTAATTTGCAAGTTGGCGGCAACCTAAACGTTATTGGAACTGTTAACTCTGTAAATACAACACAGATTAATATTGAAGATAATAAAGTAAAGCTAAATAGCAATTTTGCTGGCACACCAACAACAGATGCTGGAATAACAGTAGAGCGTGGATTAGAGACAGATGTAGAAATTCTATGGAATGAAACATCAGACAACTGGACATTAACAAATAATGGAACGGCTTACCATGCAATTGCTAGAAAGTATGCAGAAACACTTGGTGCGTCTGCTACATCTTATACAATAACACATAACTTGGGAACAACTGATGTAACTGTTCAAATATTTGAAGCAGCGTCACCATTTGCACAAGTTGAAGCTGATGTAAAAAGAACTAGCTCAAATACAGTAACAGTAGACTTTGCAATAGCCCCGTCAGCTGGAGAATATAAAGTAGTAGTTGTAGGATAATAAAATGTCCAGACAAATGAAGGTTGCACTTAATCTTCTTACTTCTATGGAGAACCCCGACATAGCCACTGTTGGAGATATATACTTCAACGTAGTAAGCAAGAACTTAAGAATATATAACGGTACGGTTTGGGTAGAGCTTACCCCGCCCAGCACAGACCCAACACCATTCTATATGCATACTCATACATTTGATGGAAATGTTCACACAATTGATGTTCAGAATAAAATTACATTTAAGGAAACAAATACTTCAGATTCTCCCGATCTAGTATTACCACTTGTAATTGGATACGACGGACAAAGTCCTTCAACATCAAACCAAGGCGGAACATTTGAAAACCAAACATTGCTTGATGGCGGAAATCCAGAAGGCAGTGTTATAGTAGTACAAGACGAAGTTCTAGAAGGAGGAAGTTCTGCAGACAACGATGGTATAATTGTTGATGCAGGAGGTTCATAAAATGGCATCATTAAGAATACAACTCAGAAGAGACACAGCAGCAAATTGGGTATCAAACAACCCTATATTATTACCAGGTGAATTAGGCATCGAAACAGACAGCCTAAAGTTTAAAATTGGTAATGGATCAAGATGGAATGCAACAACTTCCTATGCATTTAAAGCTGGAGAAGCCAACGGTCTAGCCACACTAAACTCTTCTGGAAAAATTCCTTCATCTCAGCTACCAGATTCAATATCAGTAGGAGGAGATTTCGCAGCAGCAATAGCAGCTTTAACTACAAACTCCATCACAGAAGGTTCAACAAATAAATATTTTACAAATCAAAGAGCAATTGATGCAGTATCTGCAGCGATATCTTCTGCAATTGCAACTGAAACTACAAATAGAAACACTGCGATATCTACTGCAAAATTAGAAGCAATTAACACTGCGTCAACTGATGCAACAAACAAAGCGTCTACTGCAAAATCAGAAGCTATATCCGCAGCAGCGGCAGCGGCAGATAACAAAGATACGATTGCAATTGCTTCAGCGGTATTTTCATCTAATTCTTACACCGATACTAAAGCGGCAGCAGAAGCTACAACTAGAACTAATGCAATAAATACTGCAATATCAACAGAAATTACAAATAGAAATACTGCAATAGCCGCAGCAGTTTCTGAAATAACTCCTGGCGGATCATCGACTATAACTTTGGGAACGGTATCTACTGGAAATCCAGGGACATCTGTTTCTATTACAAATACTGGAACAGCAACAGCCCCATTGTTTAATTTTACAATTCCTCGTGGAGATGTTGGGCCGCAGGGTCTAAAAGGCGACACAGGATTAACTGGCGCTAAAGGCGATACAGGTGACACTGGTCCAGCTGGTATCCAGGGACCACAAGGTGATACTGGCCCAGCAGGAACAAATGGAACTAATGGAACAAATGGATCAGCCGCAACGATATCTGTAGGAACTGTTACTACTGGTGCCCCAGGATCTTCAGCCATTGTTACAAATGCTGGCACAACATCGGCAGCAGTTCTTAATTTTACAATTCCACAAGGCGCTGCAGGAACTGGCGGATCTAGTTTTAGCGGAAACTCCGATAGCGTAACAGAAGGAACAACAAACCTTTACTTTACAAATGAAAGAGCTCAGACAGCAAATAATTCAAGATTTACTGATGTATATGTAAACATTAATCAAAGTTCTGAAGAGATGCTCACATATATAAATTCTAACTACACCAACAATAGCGCATTGGCAAATACATTAGACGGCTATGTTATGGAAGCAGAAGCAAATCAGCCAGGAGGATATGCAAAGCTTGGGGTGGTAAGCGGTACAATTTTAGATTCCGTTATACCTACTACAATTGCAAGAACTTCTGACATTGCAGCGCAAATAGCAGCTGTTGTCGATGGAGCTCCTGCAACATTTGACACACTAAAAGAAATTTCAGACTACATTGCAGCAGATCAGACAGCTGCATCTTCATTAACTACATTAGTTGGAACTAAGCTTTCCTCAGCAACTGCCGCATCTACATATGCTCCGCTTGCTTCTCCAACATTTACTGGAACAGTTTCTGGTATTACTAAATCAATGGTGGGACTCGAAAACGTAGACAATACTACAGATGCACTAAAGCCAATTTCCACAGCCACCCAATCAGCATTAGATGCCAAGTTAGCAATATCAACCGCATCAACAACATACGCTACAAAAGCATCACCAGTATTTACTGGAACAGTAGATTTTTCTGGTGCAACCGTAACTGGTATTTCAGCACTGCCAGCACAATTAAATAATTCAGGAAAATTTTTAACAACAAATGGAACTACGGCCACTTGGTCTACAATATATAGCGCACTATCTGGTGCCGTTACAGACGGAAGCATAACTGCAAATGCATTTTATAATGCTGGAAACAAATTCCATTTAGGTTCAGGAACAAATGGGTATGGAGAAATATTTGTAGATGCAACCAGCGGAAGGCTATTTCATAGAAAAGTAATTGGTGGCTCATCAGCCGTAGAAATTATTAATGAGTCATGGGAACAAACGCTAACAAATAAAACTATATCTGGAGCAAGCAACACAATAACAAATATTCCAGTTACAGCATTTGGAAATAATACAATAACAAATGATAAATTAGCAAACTCAAGCATAACAATTAACGGAACAGTCGTAGCCCTTGGAACATCTACAACAATATCTGGTGGAGCAAAAACATTCTATAATAACACTGGCACACTACCTACTACTGGTATGGTTGCTGGAGACATTTACATACAATATTAGGATATAAATGAAAATAAATGATGGTTCAAGTTGGTTAGAAGCAAAGGCCTTAAAGATATGGACTGGCTTAAACTTTGAGACCGCAAAAAAGGCCTATGTTTATGACAACGGCTGGAAAATTGCATATCCAAACTTACCACAATCTCCAAACCTAACATTATTATATTCTGGTACAACTTATCCCTCTATACCAACAACTTGGTCTATAATGGGGAATTGGAATACAGACCCAGCATACGCCCCAGTTTCATTTACATATCAATGGAAGCGTAACGGTGCAAATATTCCAGGAGCAACGTCAGCGACATATACAACTACAGCAGCTGATGCTGATTCAAATATAGGCGTAACAACAATTGCAACAAATCAAAGAGGAAGCACAACAATGAGTCAAACCATTGGAGCAACAACTCTTCCTTCAATAGCAACAATGTTTGCATATGACTCTACACCCACCCCTAGTCAGCCATCAGTTACAATAGATACACCAAATTATTTAAATTATACTGGTAGGTGGGGATCTTCATCAAATGCAACAACGTATTCTGTTTCTTCAAACAATGGTTCTATATCTCCATCTGGACAAAATTTTTCTGGCTCTGGAGCCGCAGGCTCATTAACAGTTTCTGTAACTCCTATTAATACATCTAAAACAGTTTATATATATTGGGTAGCAGCACCTGGTGCAGCTTCGTACGATATTATAAAACTTGGAAACGGTGTATCTACAAGCATAAACGTTCCATCCTCAACAACAAGCTATAGCTGGTCAATTGCAGACGGCAACGAAACAAATCAATTTACAGTGTATCCAAGATCACCTGGAGGCACTCAAGGATACGGCATGTCTTCAACAGTAACAGTTTCTAATAAAACTGGACCCGTAGGATCAGCATCAACAACACTTACAGCAGCACCAGTGGTAGCAGCACCTAGCGGAGGATCTGTATACTTAACCCCAACAGGCACACAAATGGCAGGCACAACTATTTATGGATCAACTTCAGGATGGAGCGGAAGCCCAACAGCATATGAAATTAAAATAGTAAAAGCAACGGGATCAACACCAGCAGAAGGCGGAAGCGGTACATCTAATGGAACCGTTTCTGGATCATCAACTTCACACAATATAACAACCGCAGAAGCTTCTGGCACACCAGATCAATTTGCTGTATATGCCAGAGCATATAATGCTGGAGGATGGTCTGCTTGGGCTGGCCCATCAAATACAGTTGTATCAACTCCATACGTCGCACCAGTTACAAGCTACACAGTAAGCTATAGCGCAGGTAGCGGTTCTGGCGGAGGAGATGTTTCATTTAATGCAGGTTCATCAACAGTAGCCCCAGGCACACCATCACGCTCAGGATATTCATTTGGTGGTTGGTATGATACACCTTCTGCTGACTTTACTTATAGTGTTGGCTCTGGTGGAACCTGGACGCCTCCATCACGAAACATAACTATGCATGCAAGATGGAGCCCAGTAGCGGTAGCGGCCCCAGGTACACCAAGCTTAAGCTTTAGTTGGATATCGGGTTCTGGTACAGCGTCAAGTCCATCTAGCTGGCAAGCATCCTGGTCTGATGGTTCTGGAGGAACCCCATCATCCTGGACTTACGAATTGCAGTTTGCAAATTCAAACGGTGGAACGGTAACAGCTTCCGACTCAGGAACAGTTTACAGTAGATCAAAAAATTATAACAGCTATTCTTACGCTTGGTCCCGCTTTAGAGTTCGGGCGAATGGCGACTCACAATCAGCATTTACAGCTTGGAGCTCATGGGCATGACATTAACTAACAATGAACAGATAGCAATACTAAATGGTAAGATTGAATCTATATCAATTGTAATTGATGCGTTGAGAGACGGAATTGCAACAATGCCAGAAGAATTTGAAGGCAAAGAGCCAAGACAAGAGGTTTTAAATAGATTTATATCTGAAGTAGACACCTACACCCAAATGATATCAGATCTAGCATAATAATAAATTTTATCTCAATTATAAATTTAAATAAGATATAATTAGTAAATGCAGTATCGCCAGGAGGCAACATGGCAAGCAATTTCCCAGTAAGCAAAGACAACCTGTCTAACCCTCTTTCAACAGATGAGTTATCAGGACACGCAGCACAGCATGCTAACGCAAATGACGCAATTGAAGCATTAGAAAATGTAGTAGGTATAACAAACTCTGCAGACTCAGACTCTTTGACCTATAAAGTCAATCAACTGTCATCATCAGTATCAACCCTTTCTAACACCGCAACAAGCATTGAAACCTTGATGGGATTAGAAGGAAATAATGATCTAACAATCGCAGGAATTCAAAACAAGACAACTATAGATTCATATGCCTCAGCAGATTATCGGACGGCATCATATGCTTTGCAGATTGTAAAGGCATCCACTGGAGAATCATATTTCTCCAACATAACCGCATTAAGAGGATCTTCTGATATATATGTGTCAGAGTCAAACATAGTAACAAACGCCAATTCATCAATTGCAACGACAGCTTTTGAATCGGTGAATGGTATAATTAATCTAACAGTCACCCCAGTATCAGGAGAAGTAACTGTAAGATATTTTAGAACAGCGTTAAAATAAAGCAGTAAGAGGAGTCATAAATTATGGCAATAGTAAATAAGAACTTTAGAGTAAAGAATGGTCTTATCGTTGACGGTTCCGTCGCAACGGTAAATGGATTTAATGTATTAACAGAGGCATCAACGGCCTTCATCATCAGCACAGTTGGCGGATCAGCAGATACAGCCAATACTCCTAATACTGTAGTAAAGCGTGACGGCTCAGGTAACTTTGCAGCAGGCACAATTACAGCATCTATCGTTGGTAACTTAACTGGTAACGTAACAGGAACAGTTTCAAGCCTTTCAAACCATGATACTGACGATCTTGCAGAAGGATCAAATCTATATTTCACAAATGCTCGTGCATTAGCAGCAACAGCTGCCGCATACGATGCAGCAGGTGCAGCATCAAGCGCACAGGCAAACGCAGCAACAGATGCCACAGCTAAAGTAGCAGCAGAAGCCACAGCACGTAACTCAGCAATCGCATCAGCAATTGCAACAGAAGTCACTGATAGAAATTCAGCAATTGCAACAGCAAAGACAGCAGCAGAAGCCACTGCAGCAGCAGATGCTACATCTAAGGCCAACGCAGCACGAGCAGCAGCAGAAGCCACTGCAGCAGCAGCCTTGTCAGCCGCAATTACAACAGAAGTTTCAGAGCGTAACACAGCGATTAACACAGCCGTAAGCGTATTAACAACTGGTGCACCAGAGCTTCTTGACACATTAAATGAATTGGCAGCAGCAATTAACGATGATGCAAATTATGCATCAACAATGACAACTGCTTTAGCTACAAAAGCTAACGCATCACAGGTCACAACAGATATTGCAGCAGCAGTTTCTACAGCATCAGCAGATGCAACATCCAAGGTAGCTGCAGAAGCAACCGCTAGAAACTCAGCAATTTCAACAGCAATCTCAGGTGAAGTCACTGATCGAAATGCAGCAATTGCAGCAGCCCAGGCAGCAGCCCAGGCAGCAGCAGAAGCCACAGCAGCAGATGCTCTTGCAGACGCTAAAGATGGCTCAGCACCATTTACAGTAGTTAATGTAAATGATGTTGCAGCAGTACGGGCAGCAACTACAACAGTTTCTTCAGCTGGAACCGTAAATGCTTTAACATGGTCAGGATCTGACTACCGTACAGCAAAGGCACTTGTTAAGTTTAAGAATGGAGTAAACACTCAGGTTTCTGAAGTTCTCCTAACACTTGATACAAGCAATAACGTAGCAATAACAGAATTTGGTTCAATTACAACTGGAACCGACCTAGGAACAGTATCAGCGGCATATGCTTCAGGTAGTGTTTCAATATCAGTAACAACAACCTACGCATCAACAGATGTAATGGTTTATGCAACACTAATTAAATAATTAATAAAAGGTATGGGGTCCTTCCAAAACCCCACCAAAACAATTAGGGGATACGTGAACTTAAATGGCAATAGTAAATAAAAACTTCAAGGTTAAAAATGGCCTTAACGTAGCAGGACCTGCAACATTCGATGCAGCAGTAAATGTAGACAACTTAGTCTTAAATTCAACCCCCCTTGCCTTCGACTCATCAACTGGAAGATTAAAGATCCAGATCGATGGTGCTTGGAAGGAAATTGCCCTCCTAACAGATGCGGCAGAAGATGCAGGCGCTTTAACATTTATGGATATTGGATTGGCCATGGACTATAACGGTCAGCCAATCTATACAGTTTATGCAAACGGAGTAAATACAACAGCCACAAAATTTGCGGATGGTGGAGATTACTCAACAGAAATCTACAGCATGACCTTTGATTCTGGAACAATTAACTAATTGTTTTGGAATTATTGTAGTGCTATAATTACCAAATAAGTCTAAATAAGGGGTGGCAAATATGTCAACAGTAAGAATTCAAGTAAGAAGAGGCACAGCTTCACAGTGGACCTCAGTAAATCCAATTTTGGCAGCAGGAGAAATGGGTGTTGAGTCAGACTCAAACCTATTTAAATTCGGTAACGGGTCTTCTACATGGACTGCCCTTGCATATGCAAACAATTCAGATGTAGCGATTGGTGAAATATCCCAAGACGCAGTAAACCAGGCCCTCGCAGTAGGCGCAGGACTTACAAAGACATATAACGATGGTGCCAATACAATAACCGTCGCAGTAGATGATTCATACTTTAATGAGCTTGCACAGGATGCAGTTAACTCAGCAATTCAGGCTGGAACAGGAATCACAAGAGTATACAACGACTCTAATAACACAATAACATTCTCAGCAGATGAGGCCGTTCTTGCAACAAGAACATATGTTAATAACCTAAACACTACGCTTCAAAATACAGCAGACTCAACGTATTTATTAGCAGCAGACCTCGGAACAGCAGGCGGACCAGCTTCATTAAACTCTTCTGGAAAAGTCCCAGCTAATCAGCTAGATATTACAAATACAGTAAAGACTATTGCTTCAACAACTATAGTTGGAGGAAGAGGATCAAATGTAACACATGATGTTGAAGCTGGAACACTTACGCTATCGGCACCAATTACAGGAACTGGATCAGTTACAATAGCAAATAATGCTGGAGATAACGGAATGACTGTTGGTCTAACACCAATAGTAGACGCAACAACAAAATTAAGAACCCCTCTAGTTGAGACAACCGCAGTAAATACTAGCACTTTAGACGCCGCAACTGGAACAATTGGAGCGCTTACTATTTCTGGAAACTTAACTGTTAACGGAACCTCAACAACAGTAAATTCTACAAACGTTTCAATTGACGATCCAATGCTTTACCTCGGAGACGGAAACCAGTCTAACGTATTAGACCTAGGTGTAGTTGCAGCATTTAATAATGGAACTTACCAGCATGCAGGACTTGTTCGTGATGCATCAGATGCAACATGGAAGCTTTTCTCTGGAGTAACGGCAGAACCAGGAACAACAGTAGATTTTACTACTTATACAAAAGACTCTCTTGAGCTTGGAAATCTGTTCGCAGATGCAGCCGTAATTGGAGATGTAAGCAATGCAGAGCTACAGCGTTTACATGGTGTCACATCTCCCATACAGGCCCAAATTGATGCTAAGTTAGCAACTACAACAGCTGCAACAACTTACGCACCACTTGCCTCACCAACACTTAGCGATGTTACACTAACTGGAACTATTACAGCACCATATCACACATTAAATGGAGCTGTAATTCAAGATGGAACAATTACTAATCAACAGATTAGCGCATCAGCAGCAATTGCACAAAGCAAAATTACTGGACTAACAGAAGCAATTGCAGAGCGAGCAAAGATCGAGGGACCAACATTTACTGGAATGGTAACCCTTCCAGCAACAACATCAATAGGATCAGTAAGCGCTACAGAAATTGGATACCTTGATTCAGCAACATCAAACATTCAAGCACAGATTAATGGAGTAGTTGCAACGGTATCTAGCGATTACACAACTCTTAGTGGTCTTATTACAGCAGAAGCATCAGCACGTAGTGCAGCAATTTCAACAATCAATACTGCAAATGGTACACAGGATGTAGCAATTGCTACTAAGTCACCAATTGAGTCACCAACGTTTACAGGCACTGTAACTGTTCCAACGCTAGCAGTAACAGGATCAGCTTCAGGTATTACAAAGACAATGGTTGGTTTAGCAAATGTTGATAATACAGCAGACGCAGACAAGCCAGTTTCAAGTGCAGCACAGACAGCATTGGATGCTAAATTAGCAGTAGCAACTGCCGCATCAACTTATGCTCCAATTGCTTCACCAACATTTACTGGAACAGTATCTGGCGTAACAAAAGCTCACGTAGGACTTGAAAACGTAGACAATACAGCAGATGCCTCAAAGCCAGTTTCAACAGCACAGGCTACAGCAATTGCAACTGCTAAGTCAGAAGCAATCGCAGATGCAACATCACAAGTAAATGCACTACTAGCAGGAGCCCCAGCAGCACTCAATACACTTGATGAGCTTGCAGCAGCTCTTGGAGATGATGCAAACTTTGCTTCAACAATAACAACAAGCATTTCTGCCAAAGCACCACTTGCAAGCCCAACATTTACAGGAACTGTAACAGTAGGCGCAGCAGGAATTGTATTTTCAGATGGAACCCAGACACGGGCTGGAGTGCCTTCTATAACAACAATAGGCACAGCACGTTCAGCTTCTGAAACATTAGCAGCAGGAGAACAAGATAAGTTTGTACCTGTATCAGGAGCAGTTGTAATAACTCTTCCTGCAACAGGATATTCAACTGGACAATCAATTGATTTCTGGCAACAGACTGGAACTGGTGCATCATTTGCAGCAACTAATGGTGTAGTTGGAACTCCAGGACTAAAGTTCAGAACAACAAATTCAGTTGTAACAGCACTAAAAATTTCAAGCGGATGGTTGGTCTTTGGAGACCTATCAGCGTAATAGGATCAAGGGAGAATATATAAATGTCAAAACAATCAGGTAGAATGAGCCAGTCTTCAAATGACTTCTTGGCTCCATACGCTCCTACGATAGGAACAGCAACAAACCTGGGATCAGGTCGAGCATTTAATAATGGACGTGCAGACGTAACGTTTACACCTGATTCTAGAAATGCTGCAAATTCATTTACAGTAACATCTTCTCCTGGAGGATACACTGGAACAGGAGCGGCGTCACCAGTATCTGTTTTAGGCCTACAGTCAGGAGTTGCATATACATTTACTGTAACTGCAACAAATAGCTACGGAACTTCAGAAGCATCAGCTGCGTCAAATTCAGTTACAGCAACTACAAAGCCAGCAACAATGGCTGCTCCAACTGCAACTGCTCAAACAAATCAAGATTCTGTCACCTGGGCTACAGTTGTTCCAAATAACGGAGGATCTGCAATAACTGGATACGTTCTAACATCTTCGGATGGACCAACATATTCAATAACAGGAACAAGCCACACCGTACCAGAGACAGCAAATACAGCCCAGACATATAGAATTCAGGCAGTAAATGCAAATGGTACTTCAGAGTATTCCCCTAACTCTAATTCAGTTACAACATTGGCACCGTTCTTCCCGCCGTTCTTTCCACCAAGCTTCTTCGCACCACCAAGCTTCTTTGCCCCACCAGGGTTCTTTGCCCCACCAGGGTTCTTTGCCCCACCAGGGTTCTTTGCCCCACCAGGGTTCTTCGCACCACCAAGCTTCTTTGCCCCACCAGGGTTCTTTGCCCCACCAGGGTTCTTTGCCCCACCAGGGTTCTTCGCACCACCAAGCTTCTTCGCACCACCAAGATTCTTTGGATGCATTGATGAAGACACACTAGTTTCAGTACTAGACGGAGATTTTATAATATATGTACCAGCAAAAGATATCAAGATAGGAGATATTGTTGCTGGAGTTAAATGGGATGAACTTACATCTGAAATTGATCAAGACCCATCTGTTTGGTCATCAAAATCAATAACAGAAATGACCGTAGTCCCAACAACAATTACAAACATAGTACCTTCAGTAAAAGACATAACAATGTATTTTAACGGAGACATGTCAAAGAGATTCTCTCTAGAACAAACAGTGCTTGTAAAAAGAAATGACGTCTATATGTTTATTACAACAGGAACAGTAGAAGCAGGAGACGTCATCCTACAAAGAGTTGAAAACCAAGGATTTACTGAAATAAAGGTTGAATCTATAAATACTATTGATGAAACAAGAAATGTCTATCAGCTAGATGCTTCACCAATAGATGCTTTAATTGCAGGAGACATTGTAGTACACAACCTAAAGATGTACTAATGTCTATATACCACCTTCATATACCTAGAACATCTGGAGTATACATAAGGAACAATATGGTCCCAGACCTTATTGCTAAAGATATCCCGCACTTTGCGTCAAATCGAACACGAATTGATGTAGATCACATTAAAGAAAGTAAGTTTGTTATAGGACACTTTGGGAGAATGCCATTGAAATATATGGAGTCTCCCAAAGTTTTCTGTTTACTTAGAGATCCAGTAGAAAGATATGTTAGCTATTTTAAATATAATACTGGGCATATAACATCAAAAGCGGCGGCGGAAAATAATTTAGATCAATGGTTATACAAAGAGCAGTCAGAAATACAAGGTAACCTGCAGTCTAAATTTTTAACTGGTTCAACAGATGTAAATCTTTTTAATAGTTATATAGGAGTAAGCTCAGAATCATATATAGACAATATATGGCACCTAGAAGACTACTCTCTAGACATTGATAAGATTAAAGAATCTATAGCAGGTATTAATATATATACAATGGAAAACTATGATAAGTTTAAGTTTGATTTTAACGAAGAGGTTAAAAAACAATTTGGAATAAATGCGTTTAAGTACTCAGATAAATCCAACCAGTCCCCATCAGTTAAAGTAGAAATTAACGAATCCCATTTAAAAAGAATTAAAGAGTTAAACGAAGTAGATTGTGAGATATACGAATATGTACGAAAGACTGAAAAAAAATAGCGAGTGGTCTATTTTAAAATTAGGCGATTTTAACATAGACAATATAAAAAAAGAAGTATCCTCTTTTGAGGAAGAGTGGTACTCCTATACAAAAAGACAGGAAACTTTTTATACCCACAAAGACACAAAAATGTTCCCGATATGCTTAACGGATGAATCTATCTGGAAACCTGGGGATGCGGTAGAAGTAACCCAGTATAATAAGTTTATTAATGATCAGGCAAACATAGAAATAGATATAATTTTTGAAAAGCTTGCTGCTTATTATTCTGGCAAAATAATAAGATGCGAAGTGGTAAACCTGCCAGCCAATGTAACTATCAGGCCACATGTTGACGGAGGGCCCTTGCTACATTACTCAAGAAGAGTTCATGTACCAATAATTACAAATAAAGATGTTACATTTACAGTAATGGATAATACTATAAATATGGAACAAGGCGGGTGGTATGAAATCAATAACCAGATGAAGCATGCAGCTAGCAATAATAGCACAGTAGACAGAGTCCATTTAATTATTGACATCATGCCAGACGATATGTTACACTATAACAAGACAGGAGCGTAAATGATTGCAAATATAAAACCAAACTGGTCATCAAAAGAAATGCTATTTCCAGGACTATGGGTATACAGAAATGTAATGCCTCAGTCTATAATGGACAGAACAAAAGATTTCATTGAAGCCAATAATGACTCATACAAATGGGCAGACGCAACAGTAGGATATTCTGAAACAAAGTTAGACTACAGAGATTGCCAAGATTTTAAAATTGGAGAAATTAAAAGCCCTAAAAATATACAAGAATTTGCTTTGTCAGAAATATGGGAGTCTGCGTATGCAGCACAGATCCCATCAGTTGAAGATTATTGCGGCAAGTATAATGTTAGAATGAATTACTGGGAAGTTATGAACTTCATTCAATACGGCCCTGGACAACACTTTAAAGAACATGCAGATCATGGTTTCTCATATAGCGCTACAGTCTCATTGGTAGCATATCCAAATGACGATTATCTTGGCGGAGAACTAACTTTTCCAAAGCTAGATATCTCTATTAAACCACAAGCTGGAGATCTTTACATATTCCCTTCCACATACCTATTCTCTCACGTTGCCGAGCCCGTTACAGAAGGAAGAAAGTATTCAATTGTAACTATGCTAGACTACAACGATCATGCACACTGCCAAGAGTTTATGCAAATGAGAGCAGAAAGAGTTGAACGTGAAAAACATAAAGGTATACAAAACTAGAGAGGGATACGCTCAAGTATCCCCATTAAACGCAAAAAGATCTTGGATGGACGATACTTACGAGTTCCACGCATATAAATGTTTTCCAGTAGGGCTAACTAACCAACTAGGTTGGGGGATATCTTTTCCAGAAGACATCACTTTTATCTGGGATGGAATTTGCGACTCCACCCCAGACCATGTTAAAGTTCTTGCTGGTGAAAAATATGCTTATACAAGTAGGGCAAATGCAACAATTAGTTTTAACACTGGATTAATGTTCGTAACAGATAAAGACGAGACGCTTCTCTCAATGCCAGTGCCTAATCAGTTTATAGATGGAGTTGTTCCATTTACAACACTTCTATCTACATCATTTTTTAAGGGAGATCTACCAGTAGCTTGGAGAATAACTAGACCAAATGTAGAAATAACAATAAAAGCCAACACTCCAATAATATCTGTAATACCAATAAATCTGCAAGATTTACAAAATTCAGAAATGGTATTATCTCCAATAACAGAAATTAGCAGGCCAAAGTTTCTTCCAGAATCTTATTCTGCAGCAGTAATGGCTGCAAATGCGGAAGGTAGGTGGACTAATTTTTATAGAGATGCCACAGACCATAAAGGGAATAAACAAGGAGAGCATCAAGTAAAAGCAATTAGATTAAAGGGTGGCTCTGAGTAAATGATTAATGGTAAAATATATATTATAGAGAATGAGGGTTAAAATGA